TCTCGATGCAGATGACACTTATGCGCCTGATGCCTACGAGCAGATATTGTCAGCGATCAGGGAGGCTCCTGATGAACCCATTATCCAGATGAACCACGTCAGGGAGTTCCCGGACGGAAGAACACAGCAGAGGATGTGGAACAGAAGAGGAACATACACGCTCGACAATCTTCCGCAGCTCTGGGTTAGTTCCTGCAACAAGGTCATCAAGACCGATCTGATAAAAGACATCCGCTTTGTCGAAGGACTGAATCACGGAGAAGATGAGATATTTATACTCAACTGCTTGGCGAAGGCTCGGAGGTTATATCACTCCGAGCGGATCGCTCTCCACTATCACAAGGACAACCCTAACAGCCTGAGCACAATAACCTCGCTTGAGGATCTGTTAGGAGAACAGAAAGCCTTATGTGAGTTCGCAGATGCACACAAGGATGATTCCGAGCTCCTGAGAGCGGTAAGACAGAGACAATCAGAGTTGTGGAATAACGCTTGTTATAAGCGAGTTTTCGGAGGTTGATCATATGAAATATATCATACTTTGCGGTGGTATGAACTCAAAGGAACAGAAGCACTTCGACAAGCCTAGGCACCTCTTAGAGATTAAAGGTGAGCCGATAGTAGCGAGGACGATCCGCTTGCTCCGGGAGAACGGAATCAAAGCGAAAGACATAGCAATAAGCTCAGATAATGAAATCTTCAAAGACTTTGGCGTCGAGTTTTATAAATGCAGTTATGGTCCTTTATGGATAGAGTGCTTTCCGAATACACATGAACCAACATGTTATATTTTTGGCGATGTAGTCTTTTCGCCAGAGGCAATCAAGAAGATAGTAGAGACGGAGACAGAAGATGTCGAGTTCTTTGCTTCAGCTCCACCGTTCACGACCACCTATAAAAAGCGCTGGGCTGAGCCGTTCGCTTTCAAGGTAGAAGACATGCAGCATTTTATTGAAGCAATCGGAGACACCATCATGTTAATGAACCGATATAGTGCTTTTAAGCGTGAACCTATTGCCTGGGAGCTCTGGCAAGTCATTAAGCGTACACCGCTCAACATTATCGACTATACGAATTACACGGTCATTAATGACTACACTTGCGACATCGATGAACCCGAAGATATTAAAAACTTCCAATTTATCTAAAATTGGGACTTTTGTGGAGCAAAAAGGACTTAGCATTGTGTTATTTTGTAGATGATAAACTATCCAAACGGGTAAAAATCTTCCTTTGGCCTCGGCAGAACCGTACATCTGCCGAGGTTTTTTATTGGAGAAAACCATGCCACACGACATCATATACATACTGAAGCCCGACATCATACCGGACGAGTTGAGGTACTCGCTTCGGTCTCTGGTCAATCTTCCGCACAGATATGTGTGGTTTATTTGCGGCCAGCCTCGAGGCTTTGAACCTGACAGAAGAATAGTACACACTCAGGAAGGCAATAGTAAGTGGAACCTGATAAAGTCATCCATGAGGCAGGTCATCAATAACCCGGAAGTTACCGATGACTTCTACCTCTTCAATGACGACTTCTTTGTAATGAAGCCGTTCACGGGAGACTTTATCAACTACGTTGACGGAACACTTGAGCGAAGGATAGACGACCTGCACAGGGAATGGATGAGTCCATATTGCAGGACACTCTACAAGCTCGAGCAAGAGCTCCTTATTATGAAGCTCCCGACAATGAACTATGATGTCCACCTTCCGATGTTGATTAACAAAGAGCTTATGAAAGCCTCAATAGATAAGTGCTCATCACCACAGATGCGGTCAGCGTATGGGAACATTAACTCTATACCATACGTTATACACCCTGACGTTAAGGTGACTGATCCTGACTATATGCCAGACGATCCTGACTTCCTCTCAACTAATGAGGACACCTTCAACAGATCTAAGGTTGGTGAGTACATACGCTCGGTCTTTAATAAGCCATCAAGATTCGAGGTGGGATAAATGCCATCGCCTAACAGAGCAGATCATACATGGGCCAAAGAAGCATACAAGAAAGCGAAGAAGATTATCTTCTCAAGTCAGAGTGTATGTGGTATATGCGGAAGACCAGTCAACTTCGATAAGAAGTTCCCTGATCCGTGGAGCGCAACGATAGATCACATCATACCTTTAGTCAAAGGTGGTGATCCCGCACAGTTGGAGAACATGCAGCTCGCACATCTCCAATGCAATCGCATCAAGAGCTCGAAGTTATTAGAACCACAACTCAAAGAGAAGAACGTGAGCAACCGCGATCTTCCGCTCTCTTGTGATTGGGGGGCTATAGTCCCCTAACCTCAAATAGAAGACCTACCCCAATCTTGCACTGTGACGATTTTGCACTTCAGGAGGGGAGTGGACATGAAAACGAAGAACCAAAGAGAAATAAATATCAAAATGCTGGTCAAGATCAGGGACGGCAAGGACAACCTTCCCGCGGTCCGCTTGCAGGCGGTCCAGACTATGCAGAAGCTCATAGATAAAGACGACGCTCAGACACAGAAGAACATCAACACCTTAAAGAAGTTGAGAGACAGTGAAGAGACCGGGGACGGCGTAAGGATTCAAGTTATACAGACCTTGCAGAAGATCCTCGACCTTGTAGACGGGGAAGTCAAGACAGACAGACCTACGGCCGACGACATTTTAAGCAAGATAAGGAGTGGGAAAAAGTGAAAGGCATACCTTACTTACAGAAAAAGTTAGACGGGAAGCGCAACAGGGTATTACTGCGCTATAAGTTCTACGAGCAGAAGGCTTTTGCTCCCGATCTGAAGATTTCTACACCGCAGGGCTTGGAGTGGCTTAACAACATCAACGGCTGGTGCACTAAAGCGGTTGACAACCTCGCCGATCGTCTTCAGTTTGACGGCTTCGGTGACGATATGTTCAACTTCACGGAGATGTTCGACCAGAATAACCCTGACATCTTCTTTGACGATGCTATGCTCTCGGCTCTTATCAGCTCTTGCTCCTTTGTTTTGGTAACAAGGGGAACGGAGACTCAGCTCGGGAAGCGCATCAGGTTCCAGGTAATAGACGGAAGTAATGCCACGGGCATCATTGACGATTATACAAAGCTCTTGACGGAAGGCTATGCGGTTCTCGATCGTGACGATAACGACACAGTTACACGATATGCTTATTGTGTGCCCGGTGAGACTCACATCTTCGAGAACGGCGAGGAAATAGCCGTCGAGAAGTTCAATTCTGGCTTTTGTGCATTGGTGCCTATTATCTACAAGCCCGATGCAAAGAGAGCCTTTGGACATTCAAGGATCTCAAGAGCGTGCATGGACTACGCAAAGAGCGCGATGAGAACTATAAAGCGTTCAGAGATCGCCGCGGAGTTCTACTCATTCCCTCAGAAGTACGCCACGGGACTCTCGGAAGATGCCGAGATGCTTAACACATGGCAGGCTTCAATGTCCGCACTGTTAACCTTCACGAAGGACGATAACGGAGACAGTCCGACGTTAGGCCAGTTTCAGATGGCATCATTCACACCACACCTCGAGCAGCTCAAAGCTATCGCTTCGATGTTTGCCGGAGAGACTGGCTTAACGCTTGACGATCTCGGCTTCATTACGAGCAACCCTTCGAGCGCAGAGGCTATCAAGGCGGGGCATGAGGGATTAAGACTTGCAGCAACTAAAGCGCAGCGTTGCTTCGGCGTGGGCTTTAAGAATGTCGGTTACATCGGTGCATGTATTCGCGATAATGAACCATACTTGCGCGAGGAACTGTTTGAAACAAAGGCACTCTGGAAGCCGACATTCGAGCCTGACGCTGCGATGTTATCACAGATCGGTGACGGAGTTATCAAACTCAATCAGGCCATCGACGGCTTTGTCGATGCCGAGAAGATGCGCCGCATAACGGGTATTGAGTAATGGACTACGAAGAGTTTAAGAAGGCATTTGAGGCCGAAGTCAGAGCCGATAAGAAGGCAACTGAGCTATATACGAAGATCTACAACGGCAAAGGCACCTATAAGACCGCCGCCGAGCTCGCCACGAGGGTGGGTAACGACTTCGGGAAGGTTCTAAAGGCAAATGACTTCATGCTCACCCCGGAAGAGTGGGCTCTCGATGATTTCTTACCGAGAGCGCTCGGACTTGACCACGAAATGATGATAGATGCCTGCAGGACTGTCCAGGACACGATGAACAAGGACGCAGGGCTCGGGATCAAGTACAAAGAGCCGAAGTTCAACTTTGACAGAGTGAACGGACTCATTACAGAGTTAACCGAGCACCCTGAGTTCAAGGATATTGAAGCATCGTTCTATGACCAGCTCGTTAACTTCACTATGAACGTGGTTGACGACTCGATCCGGGACAACGCGGCGGTAATGTATCGCGCAGGGATCAGGACGATGGTCATAAGGCAGGCCGAGTTCGGAGGTTGTGCTTGGTGCCAGGAACAAGCGGGCACCTATGACTACAACGAAGTCAAGGACTACGGCAACGATGTCTGGAGACGGCACGAGAATTGTCGTTGCACTATTGACTATATAACAGAGCGTAATAGCTCTCTTTATAGGGAAACAGTTAACAACTTCAAAAAGTGAGGTGGGACTTATGAGAACACATTCACGAGACAAACCGCAGGAGGACAAGATAAAAAATGAGTAGAGTCGGGAATCAGATCCCGACTCAATCTGTGATATTGCCGTATGAGAAGTCTTACGGTGATGAAGCAGTCCAATTATATAACCTAAGCGGCAACGTCTGTCAGGAATGGCAGGCGTTAATGTTGTCAGACATTATGGCGGTCAACGATGACGGACTCTGGGTGCATACCAAGTTCGGCTACTCGGTTCCCCGCCGTAACGGAAAGACAGAGATACTCACTCAACGCGAGATGGACGGCTTGTTTAATGGCGAGCATATACTTCACACGGCTCACCTGACGGACACGGCGCACATCGCTTGGGAGCGACTAAAAGCAAGGCTTGAAGCAATCGGAGTGACCATAAAGACCTATAAGGGTTATGGTCGAGAAAAGATTGAAATGCCCGAGACTGGCGGCGTTATTGACTTCCGTACAAGAACGAGCTCGGGCGCTCTCGGTTCCGGTTATGACTTACTTGTCATAGACGAGGCTCAAGAGTACACCAAAGCGCAGCAGACGGCGCTCAACTACGTCGTATCGTCTTCCAAGAACCCGCAGACCATCATGTGTGGAACACCGCCGACGGCGGTCTCCACGGGTGATGTGTTCAGAGAGTATCGAGACAAGTGCTTACTTGGTGAGCAGATAAATGGCGGTTGGGCCGAGTGGTCCGTCGACCATAAGACTAACGTCAAAGATAAAGAAGCATGGTATCAGACTTCGCCCTCACTTGGCACGATCCTGACGGAAAGAATAGTCCAGGACGAGATAAACGGCGATGACCTTGACTTCAATATCCAAAGATTAGGCTTATGGATTCGTTACAACCAACAGTCTGCTATCAGCGCACCCTCTTGGGATGCGCTCAAGGTTGACAAGCTCCCGAAGTTCAAATTCCCGATCTATGCGGGGGTTAAGTTCGGCAGAGACGGACAAAACACTTGTCTTACCATCGCGGTCAAGACCTCCGACGATAAGGTGTTCGTCGAGGGTATTGATTGCAGAGACCAGCGCGAGGGGAATGGTTG